ACCAAGGTTCTTTGTCCGGGTTGCTTAAGGAGTATCTTGAAGAGCTATTTCTTTCTCCACAGGTGGATGGTGAAGATTCACTTCCACCGTCAATACAAGCGTTTAAAGACGCAGCGCGTGACTGGAAGACAGTCATGCATTCACCATTTGCTACCCATGTTACACAATTGATAAGTTTGGCAGTATCTTTAGGTCTTTGTGATCTTGCCTCTATCAACTTCACTATTGGTGGTGTAAAGTTGATTTCTGAGGCCACTTTGCCGGAAGTATCTGATGCGGCTAACATAGTTGATGCTGTTTTGAGTGTTACTGCTTATTTTGTCGAGGCAGGACATTTGTGTTTTAAGCAAGGTAGTATTGCCCCACTGTTGTTAGGCAGTAGTGATTCCAATAAATTTTCTGAGGATTTCATGTTAGCGGGTCGATGTAACCAGTGCTTGCGAACAGGAGACATGAAGAAACTTACAGCTCTTGATGAGAATGATTATGGGGCTTTATTGAAGAGACTCATGGATACCGCACGAAGGTTCATGAAATCGTGTGATAATTATTATGATAAGCGGTATTTTGAGAGTCGTTTAGCCACATTAGACCGTTGGAAATTGGCTTATGACGAGGTACGCACTGCCGGAAGGGTTCGGATGCGACCTGGATCTCTTGGAATATATGGTCCTTCCGGTACAGGCAAGAGTACCATGGTTACCAAACTTATGGTTACTCTGTTAATGGCCAATGGTTTTGCAGCAGATTCTTCTCGTATTATTACATTGAATTCACGTGACCAATATATGTCAAATTATCGATCTTACATAAATGGCATTATCGTGGACGATGTTGGTAATACCAAAACGAAGTACATGTCCAACGAACCACCTCCAAGTTATTGGTACACTACATTGATCAATAATGTGCCAACTTATGCCAATATGGCGGATCTTGAGTCCAAGGGCCGTGTTTCCATAGAGCCCTTTTTTGTTTTTTGGACCAAAAACGTCTTAGATTCGTTAGCTAATGAGACATCGAATGCTCCTATGAGCATTGCCTCACGTGAAGATTTTATTTTGGTTCCGAAGGTAAGGAATAAGTATGCCATTGGGAATCGATTGGACCCCTTTTCTGTTCCTAGTGATACTTTTGCTAGTGGTTTGCCTGACCTTTGGTTAATTGATGTTTATAAGGCGTATGAAGTAGCACCTCGTAGTGTCACCACATTGGAAAATATTGCTA